AGACGATCAAAAAGATCGCCTCCGATTATGTGCATATTACATTGTTTCTCCTGTTCGCTGATTTGCTCGAAAAAAGATTGGTATCTTTTTTTCGCCCAAGCAACTGGGACATTCTTCTGCCCTAATTTTATATGCCAATCTGCTGTAAATAAAATCATGCTTGTATAGTTTCGCCTTTTGTTTTGAAACGCTTAAATATACCATCAGCAACTAATTTTCTAATTAATCTTTGAGGGTCTTTCATGATTTTACCTGTTTCATCAAAGTACATGGAGGCGAGTTTTTGCCCGCCTTCATATTGAGTCATCAGCTTTATTGCATCATAGTTATTGATTGCAAATTGCTTCTGTGTCATGCTACATTAAACTCCGCTTCTAAAGTTTCGTCAATCTCGGACACAGACTCTTGACGTATGCGGTCAAGAAGCTCTTTCTGAGCATCAGGAGTTGGACGAGGCATTACATCGTCCATGGACTTCACGTCAGCAGCAAGAGCCGCATCAGAAGCCGAAAGTGCACTAGGCTTGCACTTGAGAGGCTGTAACTGATACTCTACATTATAGGGAAGAGGTCCAGTTTTAACTCTCTTAAATTTGATTTCCCAGCCCGTTTCAGGGTTGGTGGGATCGCCTAAGTCTTCGGCAGCAGTTATAATCTGCTCCCACAGCTTTTTCTTCAGATTAACAACTTTTACTTCACCATTGTCAATGCACTGAGTTGCATAGCTCCAGCCACACTTGAGGTCGGGGTAGTATTCACGAACCCAATCCTTCTCTTTGTTGTTGAACGCTTCTGCGTTGCGATCAAAAGACAGACACTCCAGAGGAATGTTCTTGTCGTTCTCGCCTTTGACCCAGTACACATAGCGAGCAAGAATGTCGCCTACGAGACGGAAAGAGTTATCGCCGTCTTTGTACTGAAATGTGCTGATTGAGGTTTTTTGAGCAGAACCTTTCTGCTGATTAAATGATATTGCCATTTTAATGTATCTCCGTTGGGGCTTCTTCATACCGAAAATGAATTCCTTCATCATCCATACGAAGTAGGCTAGGGTTGTCTAAAAACATAAAAGGATCTATTGTCAAATGAATTCGATCCAATGAAAGTTTGCCGTGTGCAGCATACTCAGCGTATGAACGTGCACTGGCCATTGCTACATAAATACAGATGTCCTTGTACGAATACTGATAAGCATTGTACAATAAAACATCTGGATGCAGTAAAAAAGAGCTTCCTCTGAAATCAATGTGATAATACTTGTAAATCTTATCATAGTGATTTATAGGTATCTGCTTCTCTACTAACATTCTGAGAACTCGCACTATCTCGGCAGTATTGCCTTCGCAAGTTTCATACATCTTTTTCCAATCATAGAATAACATATTATATCAAAAATTATAACTCATGTCAAGTATTATTTTTTTAAAGTTCCTGTATCTTGTAACCCTGTTTCATATAGTATCCCATCCTGTTGGAAGCCTGCCTGCGTGCAGTATTCCCTTTCAAGTGTACGTCTATGACGAGAGGGTCTTTCTTATCTTTCTTCTGTCTTATCACTCTGCCGATTAGCTGAGTGAGTAGAGGTTCGTTGTTCACTGGCGTACCTAAAATAAGGCAACTAAGGTCATCTAAAGAGATGCCCTCTGAGAAAATAGCTTGTGTACCGAATAAAATGTCTGCTTTTCCGTCCGAAATCTTAGACATGAGTGTTTTTCTCTCCTCATGCGGTACCTCACCCGTAACACAAACAGCTCTGTCACCTGCCAGTTCGGCGCAGACCTGCAAAAAATGCACACGATCACTTACTACTAACACTTTATGGCCTTTCTTTGCGTAAAATGCCGCTAAAAGTGCAATGCTGTGCATATATTCCTCATTATAGGCTAGCTGTGTGACTTTATTTGCCCAAGGAATATTACTTCCGTCCATAAATCTGACTTCGGAGCGATATACAAGTATGCTCGGAGTCATATAATTTTCTTTTGGGGGTTTGATTACTTTTTGCCCAAAGTAATCACGAAATACTACGTGTTTACCGTCCTTTCTTTCTATAGTGCCTGATAAGCCGATCTTATATCTTGCATAATTTGAGTCTATAACTTTAGAAAACGTCGGAGACGAGACATGATGCATTTCGTCCAAGATGACGGTCCCAAATTCTCGACGTATATCTGAAATGCGGCGGTACAGACTTTGAGTGTTGCCAATAACCACAGGGCTGCTAATATCAAACCTACCGCTTCCAATAATGCCTGCTGTAATTCCATATACTTTTTCTACCTCTGCGGCCCACTGATTTCTTAGTGGGACTGTGTGTACAACTATAAGTGTTTTCTGTGCTAGTTTGCCAGCTATTGCAAGACCTGTAAAAGTCTTTCCCCAACTAACCCAAGCGTTTATTATGCAGTTGTCATCAACTTCGTCAAAAGCCTCTCTCTGGCTTGGTCGCAACTCAAACTTAAACTCAGGAAAGTCTGTTGGCTTTGTTATACGCTTATCAACTATTTCGTAGTCGTCTGGGATTAGATCCATTCGTCCAATCGGGATACTCACTAAGTTACTACGAATACGTGCCATATTCTTAATGACTATAGGTGGATCCTTTGGATTGAACGAAGGAATCGTATAGGTCAGCTCTTTGCTTAAAATGTCCTTGTATCTATCGTCTACTTCAAGATAAATACGATTACTGACTACTGCTTTTTTCATGCGTACTCTTTTGCTATAATATATTCCTTTACAAAACCACTTCGTACAATATCCTCGACTCCAAACTCTATAAAATCAAAACGATTCATAGAGGCTAAAATCTCGAAGAACTCTTTCATTCCGTTCTGTTTTAGATCGGACTGTGAAAAGTCCCCGCAGAATATTACTCTACAGTTTTCCCCGACTCTTGTTATGATAGAGTCTAATTCGTGAAAACTCATGTTCTGACACTCATCTATAAGTATAACTGCATCTCTGAGTGTTATACCTCTTATGTAAGAAGTAGTCATAAAATGCACTAATCTTTTAGTTTTGAGTATCTGGTATGCATCGCCCCTTTCAAACAAATCAATAGATATGTCATAGTAAGGCTCTTCATACACTGAGCTTTTTTCTTTTTCAGTTCCTGGTAGGAAACCAATGTCCCGAGTAGGAACTGCACTTCGTATGATTACTAACTTTTCATACTGATTTTTTGTCATGTCATCAAATGCAAGATAACATGAGATGAAAGTCTTTCCTGTACCTGCACAACCATGCAGAACTAAGTTTTTATCGCTTTCAAAAGCACGTAACTGGTTGCGCGTTAGTGGTTCTATCTCAGCAAGCTCTAGTCCAGAGCCGTTGAGAGTCTTGCTACGTTTAGCCATAGTTTATATTTTCCTGCGAGTATCCTTTAATTTCTCTTCGGAATACTCATAAAGCAGCCAAGGTATATCGTTTAAGTGTAAAATACCTGCCCAAGTTCTTCCGTCCTCTGGAGGTCTCGGAATCGTAAACGGAAAATTTATTCCTTTGACCCATAAAACCGAGGCGACCTCTTTTCTATCAACCTTGCGAATCTTATAGTATTTAAGTTTGCACATCAAGGTTTTGTCGTAGATGAAGGGATCGCCTTTTGAGTCAATAAAGTTTTTACCCGTTTGTTTTATTATGCCGATGTGGTTGATAAGGGCATTTCGCAGAGGAAACAGATTCTTGAAGGGAGTCTGAAGTCTGCGAATACCCAAAGTTTGCCCAGGCATATTCTTATCGTCAAGTAACTGATCGTCTAAGAACAGTAGTCCGTCAGAATAACTCCAGTTGCTTCCAGTAATCTTGAAAACTGGGAAAGTTACGCTTTGAACGTCCTTGTAAGTAACTATCAACTATCTCTCCGTATGGGGCATAGTATTTTATTTTTATATCTGTCGCTCCCTTCTTTTCTAACATCTGGCAGTATTCGTACCTGCCGAGCGGGGATTTGACTTTGGCTTTTTGTTTCTTGCCATTGTAGTTCCATGCTACTTTGAACAACTTCTTCTCCTTTTCTTGGGGTGTTATATGGTGAAACTAACACCACACCCACAGGCATCCTGTATATTAGGATTATTTATTGTAAGTGAAGAACCTATAAGTTCTTCATGATAGTCTACTGTGCTTCCATGTACTGCCGTTAGGGCGGCTTCACCAACAACCACTAGATCATC